AGGGATTGCCCACTGATTCCCGATTTTGATTGCAGGGATGCGACCGTCCTTAATCAGCTTGCGGACATTGCCGACATCCTTACCGAACTTCTGGGCAAATTGGGTAACAGAGATATACTCAGCTTCTAACATTGCGCATAACCTCCTTGAATTGCAAAGTAGTTTGCAAAAGCACAAGGACGGAATTTAAAATCACAAGGAGCTTTGCGATAGGTGTCCAGCCTGCGTGTATTGCATAGATAAAGAAAAACAGGAGTGAGAAAACAGAAATTTTATTTTTCATTGTCATTCTCCTTTCGGTTGGTTATAATAAACATGAGACATTGACTTTATCTAAGAAGTAAGGGGAGGTTTACTCCCCGAACTTGCTAAGATTTGATGGCTGTAATCAGAGCGGCTAGGGCAATAACTGCTTGGATTACAAGTTCGACAATTTTTAGCTTAAAGTCTTTGTCTTTTTTCATTTTGCACTACCTCCTTTCTGTTTATATAATAACACGAAAAAGGGTAAATGTCAATAGAAATATCAAAATAAATCAAAAGAAATCCTGATAGCTACAACGCTTATCGGGATTTTTTATTTGCGGAAGGATGATGCGGATGACAGGAGAACAGCTTTTGAAATTACAGGAGAAGATTTCTGCCGACAACGTAGATTCCTTCTATCACTGGAAGGACTGGGAGCAGCTGCGGGCGGAGGTTCTTCGGATGGACAACCATGAATGTCAGATATGCAAGCGAAAGGGCAGGTATCGCAGGGCGAACATTGTGCATCATGTCAAGCATCTGAAGGACAGACCCGACCTTGCGTTATCTATCTGGGATGGAGAGGAGCGGCAGCTTGTCAGTGTATGCAGGCAGTGCCATGAGGACTTGCATCCGGAGCGGACGGTGCGATACCGATACGGAAAGACTGTGAAGCCAATTACTGAGGAGAGGTGGGATTGATTTGAAAAATATGATACCCCCCCTCGAAAAAAACGGGTTTTTGGCATTTTGGCTCGGTCGGGTTGTACTTGCGACAATTCAGAAAAATTGAAAATACGCGCATGAGGGTGTGGTAGATGGCAAAAAAGAGGTGAAAAAGGATGGCAAGAAAGAAGGATTATAAAAAAACAAAACAATATAAGGCACTGAAAAAGGAGCTTGAGGATGATCTGGAAAGCAGGGGCTTAATTTCGGAGCCATACAAGGATAAAGTGGACGAATATATGCGCCTTTGGTGCTGGTTACAGATGCTGAATGATGATATTTCGGAGCGTGGTGTATTCATTGAATACCAGAACGGCGAGAACCAGAAGGGCACCACGGATAACAAATCTCTGACCATTGCAACGAGGGTTTCCAGTCAGATGCTTTCCATCTGGGCGGCACTCGGATTTAAAGAGCAGGCTGTTAAGGCGAAGGCTGCGGCAGGCGGTGAGGATGATGAGCTGTGAGTTAAATCCTCATATTTTGGAATACATTGAGCTTGTCGAAAACGGCATTGCGTGCGAGGAGCAGAAAGCACTTGCCGCCCATGTGCGAAAATGCTTCGAGACAGAGGAAATCTATGTGGACACAGAGCAACTGGAAAAATATCTGGGATTGGCTAAGTATTTCAGTTTTGAAAAGCTGTTCCCATGGGAGGAGTTTTTGATAGCATTATGGGACTGCACCTATTGGAAATCCAACAACCGCCCCAGATGGAAGATTGTGTTTGCCATGGTAGGACGTGGCGCAGGGAAGGACGGCTTTATTGCATTTGACGGTGCGTGCAGCATCAGCCCATACAACCCTGTGAAGTATTACAACGTGGATGTCTGCGCAAACAATGAGGAACAGGCGAAGCGACCGCAGCTGGATTTGGTGGGTGTTCTGGAGAACCCGAAATGGGAAAAGAAGCTGAGCAGACACTATTATCACACCAAGGAGGTCATTCAGGGGCGAAAAAACAAGGGTGTTATGAAGGGGCATACCAACAACCCCAAGGGGCGAGACGGTTTGCGCAGCGGCAAGGTTATCTTTAACGAGGTGCATCAGTATGAAAACTATGACAACATCAAGGTTTTTACCACAGGGCAGGGCAAGGTGGCGCAGCCAAGGCGTGGCTATTTTACCTCAAACGGCGATATTTCCGACGGCCCTCTGGATGATTATTTAGCGAGAGGGCGCAGGATTCTTTTTGAGGGTGAGGAGGACAACGGTTTTCTGCCCTTCATCTGCTGTCTGAATGATAAGGCACAGGTGCATCATCCGGAAAACTGGCAAATGGCAAACCCGTCCCTGCCATATCTTCCGGAGCTCTATGCAGAGGTGGAGGATGAATACAGGGAGTGGCTGGAGCATCCGGAGCAGAACGGGGATTTCATGACAAAGCGAATGGGCATCCGTTCCGGCGCGAAGGAGATTGCAGTTACGGAATACGAAAACGTAGCGGCAACAAATAAGCCTTTGCCTGATATGACGGGGTGGAGCTGTGTTGCAGGCGTGGACTATGCGGAGCTGGATGACTGGGCGGCGGTGGATTTGCATTTCCGCAGAGGTGCGGATAGGTTCGACATCAATCACGCATGGATTTGTGCAAGGTCGAAAACACTGCACCGTGTAAAAGCACCTTGGAAGGAATGGGCAGAGCGCGGCGAGGTTACGGTTGTGGATGATGTCGGGATTCATCCGGATTTACTGGCGAATTACATCTGGGACAGTATGCGGAGGTACAATGTCAAGATGATTGCGCTCGACCATCACCGCTATGCGCTGGTTGCGGAAAGCCTGCGGAAGATTGGCTTCAGTGATGAGCAGAAAAATATCAAGCTGGTACGCCCGTCCGACATTATGCAGATTGAGCCTGTGATTCAGGAGTGCTTTAACAGACAATATCTGCACTGGGGCAATGTTCCCCATCTGCGGTGGGGCGTGAACAACACAAAGCGGGTAAAATCGGGCACAAAGATAAAATCGGGCATAGATACGGGCAACTTTATCTATGCGAAAATCGAGGCAAAAAGCCGCAAGAATGATGCCTTCATGGCATTTGTAGCGGCAATGACAATAGAATCCGTTCTTGGTGATGGCGCACCTGTACAAATTCCGACAATGGGTGCTTTTGTATTTTAAAGGGGGTGAGAAAATGGGAATCAGTATCAAACGATGGATTTTATCTAAACTGGGGCTTGGCGGCACAGCAGAGATTTCTTCTCTGGAATTACAGCAGGCGTTGGAGGAATACCGTATTCGTGAGCTGGCATTTCATACCTGTGTGGCGATGATTGCAAATGCAGTTGGCAAATGCACATTCAAGACCTACAGAAAGCATGAGGAAAACAGGGGCGAGGAGTATTACCTCTGGAATGTGGAGCCGAACCCCAATCAGAACAGCACCGCCTTTTTGCATAAGCTGATTTATCAGCTCTATAAGGAGAATGAAGTGCTGATTATCAGCGGCGGAAAAACGGGCGGACGGGAATATCTGGCGGTGGCGGACAGCTTTACAAGTGCCGCAGAGCATCCATGGAAGGAAAACGAATATCAGGGGGTGGTTGTCGGCGAGGTTAGCTATCAAAAGACATTTCCGGAAAGCGAAGTGCTGCATCTGCGGCTCAACCATAAGGATATTAAGCCAGTTTTGGATGGGCTGTATCAGTCATACATAAGACTGGTGCAGGCGGCAATGAAGAATTACGAATGGGGCAGCGGCAGACACCTGAAGGTACACGTCAGCCAGATTGCAAATGCAGGGAATATCGGTGACGGAAAGGACGGCAAGAAGGGGTGGAACGAAGTCTTTGGCGAGATGCTGAGCAATCAGGTAAAGCCGTTTCTGACATCCGAAAACGGCGTTTTGCCGGAATTTGACGGGTACAAATACGAGGATGTCGGCGGAAATCCGGATACACAGCGTTCCACAAGAGATATTCGTGCTTTGGTGGATGATATTTTTGACTTCACGGCAAGAGGGTTTCTGATTCCGCCTGTGCTGATTTTCGGCGATGTGGCGGATTCCAAGGATGCTATGACAAGGTGGCTGACCACCTGCATTGATCCTCTTTGCGATCAGCTTTCGGAGGAAATCAACCGAAAACGGTACGGCTTTTCGGAATGGAAGGAAGGCACCTATTTGCAGATTGATACCTCCGCAATTTTGCATTTCGATTTGTTCGGCAATGCGGCAAATATCGAGAAGCTGATAGGTTCTGCGGCGTTCTGTGTGAATGACGTACTGGATGCGGCAGGAATGCCGAAAATCAATGAGCCTTGGGCAAATCAGCATTTTGTTACCAAAAACTTTGAAACTCTGGACGGTGCGATGCACCGCATTGATGGGAAAGGGGGTGAATAAGCATGAAGGACAGGAAAAACATGTGGGAAATCAAACAGGCGGCACAGCAGAGCGGCGTGTTGGAAATCTATATTTACGGCGAAGTGGAAAGCGATGGCTACGATTGGTGGACGGATGAGGTGATTCGCAGTGAAACCAGTGCAAATACCTTCCGTGAGGAGCTGGCGAAATACGCAGATATTGCGGAAATCAAGCTTTATATCAACAGCTACGGCGGCTCTGTATTTGAGGGTACTGCCATCTATAACCAGCTGAAGCGGCACCCTGCGAAGAAAACCGTCTATATCGACGGCTTTGCCTGCTCCATTGCCTCTGTGATTGCCATGGCAGGAGATGAAATCATCATGCCAAGAAATGCGCTGATGATGATTCATAATATGTGGATGTTCTCCTATGGTAATGCTGCGGAGCTGCGGAAGGCGGCGGATGATTTGGATATCATCAACAATGCCGGAAAGCAGGCATATTTGCAGAAGGCAGGCGAGAAGGTGGATGAAGAGCTGCTGTCCCGTATGATGGATGACGAAACATGGCTGACCGCAGAGGACTGTATCAGATACGGTCTGGCGGACAGATTTGCGGAGGAGGATGCAGACCCTGCCAAGGTTGCAGGCGTGATGCAGAAGGCAAATCTGAACGTACAGCAGAGGATTGAAATGCAGAAAAGCCTTGTGGCACAGCTGCGTCAGCTGACAGAGCCGTGTATCGGAGAAGGAGAGCGTGATCCAAAGTCAGAACCAAAACAGAAGGAAGAGCCGAACAGTATCATGGCGATGCTGAACGGCTTTTTTGATGCAGAAAAATAAAGGAGTGATAGAAAATGAAACACAATGATGCAAAAACAAGAGAAGAAATCAGACAGGCAATGCAGACAGCGTTGCAGCAGGATGACAAGGAGGGCTTTGCCGCCGCCATGAATGACATGATGGCGTGCATCGGCGAGGACATCAAGCAGGACTATGAGGACAAAATCGAACAGCTCAGACAGGAGAATGACAGCAGGGCACTGACCTCCCGTGGTGTGCGTCAGCTGACCTCTCAGGAAAAGCAGTATTACCAGAAGCTGGGCGAGGCAATGCGTGCCGCAGACCCTAAGCAGGCATTGGCAAATCTGGATGTTGTGATGCCCGAAACGGTGATTGATTCCGTATTCGATGATTTGAGGGAGGCGCACCCTCTGCTGTCCCATATCGGATTCCTGTCCACAGGCGGCGCAATCAAGATGCTGATGAACACCAACGGACGGCAGGAGGCGCAGTGGGGCGCACTGACAGATAAGATTGTGAAGGAGCTGCTTTCCGGCTTCAAGGAAGTCAATGCAACCCTGCTGAAGCTGTCCGCCTTCCTGCCTGTCTGCAAGGCGATGCTGGACTTGGGCCCCGAATGGCTGGACAATTACGTTAGACAGATTCTGTATGAAGCACTGGCGAATGGTCTGGAGGCAGGCATTGTCAAGGGGGATGGGCATGAAAAGCCTATTGGCATGATGCGTCAGGTAGGCGATGGCGTTACCGTAACAGGCGGCGTTTATCCTGCAAAGGAGAAAATCAAGGTAAATGACCTTTCCGTGAAAACGGTCGGCAATCTGATTTCTCTGATTGCGGCGGATCCCAATGGGAAGGCAAGAGCGGTGGAGAATGTCCTTCTGATTGTCAATCCGCAGGATTATTTCCAGAGGGTGATGCCCGCAACAACGGTAATGGCTCCCGATGGCACCTATCGCAATGATGTTGTGCCTTATCCCATGACAATTATCCAGTCTGCGGCACTGAGCCGTGGAGAGGCGGTTCTGGGTCTGGGTAAGAAATACTTTGCGGCGGCAGGCATGAGCAAAGAGGGAAAGATTGATTATTCCGACCAGTATCAGTTCTTGGAGGATAACAGGGTTTATCTGGTGAAGCTGTATGCAAACGGTTTCCCTATGGATAACAACGCCTTCCTGTATCTGGATATTGCAGACCTCAAGCCGCTGACCTATAAGGTGGAGCAGGTAGCTGCTGCGGAGGTTTCCAATGATGCGACACTGTCCGATTTGAAGATTGGCAGTCTGAGTCTGTCCCCTGCCTTTGCGAAGGAAACTGTAACCTACACAGCGGCAACCACAAACGCAACCAACACGATTACGGCAGCACCCTCTGATGCAGGCGCAGAAATCAGCGTACAGGTAAATGATGCAGAGGTAGACAACGGCTCTGCGGCAACGTGGAAGGAAGGCGCAAATACCGTTAAGGTTACCGTAACGGCGGCTGACGGCACAACCACCAAAGCCTATACCGTCACTGTGACAAAATCCTGATGCAGCGGAAGAGGATTCCTGCGGAGCTTCTGGCAGATGTCAAAAACCATCTGAATATTACATGGGACGATGAAGCCACGGATAACAAGATTCGTGGCTTTATTGCCGCCGCAATGGCATATCTGAACGAAAAGGGTGGTAGCGTTCTGGATTATGATGCGGACGGACTTCCCCGTACATTGATGATGGAATATGTACGCTACGCCAGGGATGAGGCACTGGATGTATTTGAAAACAACTACATGGCATTGATTTTGAATATGCAGAACGGAAGAATGGTGAGAGAGTATGTGGAAAGCACCAAAC